GGCAGTGTCCAGGCCACCACTGGCGGTGAAGCCAATATCAAGCTCGGCATTGTCGCTCGACCGGCGCACCCGCACGCAGTTAGTCGCGGAGCTCTTTAGCTGGTGCGTGCTGTATGCAGCAGCCGCACTTACGCCTAGTGCTTCTAAAATATCTAAAATATACGACACCTGCACAGCCACCGCGCCATTAGCAGCGAATGGCAGGCCGTTGGAATAGCTGACTGCCGCGCCGGTAGATATACACAATGCACCGCCAGACAGTGGTAAACCGTTGCAATATTGCGTGCCAGTTGGCAACCCTGCTGTTGCGTCTACGCAAATCACTTGTCCGTCATTGCTCAATAGAAGCCCGTTAGAGTACTGAGCGCCGCCAGTCGTAGCCGCGCGGCATAGCGTGTTCAAGCTGTTGATGCGCAAGCCTTGGACGTAGTTATCCCCTGCATCGATGGCAACAGTGGTTAGCTGCACTTTGTCGGATGCTATTGGGAAGAGACTCATATATGGTTTTTACGTTGTATTTGTGCCGCAATTAGGTGTAGCTCATTTGTTTGCGTGCTTCTAACTTAATAGCGTCGGGGTCTGTCATCTCTCGCGGGATGACAATAGCTTTCCCGGTGTCGTACATAACTAGATCAACATTGCCAGGCAAACCCAAGGCTCTTTTGCGCTTTACTTCTTCAACGACGACATTTAAATCTAATGCACCGCTAAAAACTTCAACGCCATCGCGTGTAATAGTCATTCTAGGAATGCCATCAACGTCAATAAAACGACGTTTAACATCATTGGATTCAATTTGAAATGGTTGCATTTTTTAAATCCTTTCGTCTTTGGTTTTGGCCGTGGCTCACCAATCCTCTTGATGTATTTCAATTGATGATGTGCCGCGCCACGTCCCGTAGTCGTCAGTCACACTAATAATTTTGCTTGGGATAAATGCGTAATCGCCAACTAACATAGGGATGCGATTGCCGTAGGCTCTTGCAAGATTGCGGCGTGGCCAATCGTAGAAGCGGCATGGCTGATATTGTGTTTTGCATTCAATAGCAGCAAACTCCGCCAATATCTGAGTTTTTGCTCTGTGCTTAATGCTTTCTGAGTCAATCATATTCGCTCATCTTTCTGTTTTGCGCTTGCCCACAATTCATCAAGTGTCGCTGTCCGTATCGTGCCATCAGGCTGCCCCTTAGCTGCCCAGCGTGCTTCTGGCACTTCTTCTTTAGGTCTTGCCTCCTGCCATGCAAGAGCCATATATCTAGCCGCATCCGCCGCATGGCTTGTCCAATCATGGAGCGGCCTGTCTCTAAACACTTTCTTGTCGCTGTCCCATTCACGCCGGTAAAGCTTCATGGCCTCAAGGCCGTCTTTGCACTTTTCAGCGTCAAACCACATGCGCGGCAGCGACATTCTCACGGCTTGTATGCCGTCCTGCAGGCTCAGATCAGGAACAATTCGACTAGCATACCCAAGTCTAAAAAACTGTTCTTGTGTACTTTTCCCGCCACTTGCAAAGGTTTTTGCCCTTGCGTCATGCGGTAGCCATAAGAAAGGCTTATCGCCTAGCCTGGCGTACTGATAGTTAATGCGGTGCGTTTTGCGCTTTTTTTCTTTGACGGGCTCAGGATCATCCATGTCAATCCCATTTAGCACGTCAACGTAATGTTCAACGCCTTTTAAATTTGTCGCATAAAAGTCGATTACATGAATTTCGCCACGAGTAACCTGATAAAACCAAATAGCCGTATCGTCTGAATACCCTATGTCCCAAGCGGTAAACACCGGCAATTCAGGGTCGTATGTCACATCGGTAATCTGTGCCTCGACAATGTCTTTTGCATAGTACGCGCCAGCGATAGCAGCCTCAAAGCTGCATTCAAACTCTTGGGCGTACTGGTCGTCAGTCATGCCCCTGGCCGCGTCTACCAGCTCGTCAGCATCAATTAAACCGCTATCACTAGCCTTCAGCATCAATGCAAACCAGTCATCGGACTGTTTGGCGTACAGCCAGGACTTATAAAAGTCGTTATGACCTTTTGGCGTACCAATAAAAACTGCCCAGCCTTTACGGTCTGCCAGCATCGGCCTAACAACTTCGCCCCACACGCTAGACCGCATATCTGCGAACTCATCAAGAACAACGCCGTCAAGGTACAAACCCCGCAGCCTGTCCGGGTTATCAGCACCATAAAGCCTGATACGAGCCCCATTAGGCAAGTCCGCCCTTAACTCACTCTCGTTGTACTGAATGTTTGGTATGTCAGCCGTTAGCCGCTTGATGTACAACCAAGCAACGTCTTTGGCCTGATTGAACTGTGGGCAGACATACGCATAACGACCATCTGGTTTTGTACAAAACAACGCACTGAGCACCAGCTCTGCAACACACGCAACCGTTTTGCCTGCGCGCCGATGGCAAACAAGAACTGCCCACCGCTCAAAACGGTTGTGGAAGTCTATGAACGGTTGTCTGGGTGCGTAGCTGTTTATGCCAACACTAGCCGCCATTGCGGATTTGAATTGTTGGCTGCAACCACGAAAGCCCGGTTACTTCAAACTTTAAAGCGTTGCCGTCTGCACCTGTGATCGGCTGCTCTGCCTTGCCCCAGCCTCTATCTATAAGAGCATTGGCCGCGCTTACCTGCGCATTGGGCGAGCCTGTAGCCATGACCCTGGCCAAAGTTTCCACGGCTTTGTCTGTGTACTGCCGCGCCAGCTCTCGAACGTGTTTAACGTCCTCTGGCAGCTTTGGCCGTCCTGACGGGTTACCACTGACCCCTTTCGGGAATGGTTTGCCTGACGGCTGTTTTCGGCTGTTACCAGCGGACGACTTAGGGTTTCCCATATCGCCTCACTATGAATAAAAAAGCCCACACAAGGCGGGCGAAAGTGCTCTAAAAAGAGCAACTGCTAAAAGTGCTGCATCAGGTGCGCGCCGCCAATTAAGGCCAGCACTGCCGGGATTCCCCAGCGTTCTAGGCGTGATGCTCAAGCGGCGAAGGTGGCTTAAATGAACAATCCTACCAACACCACCAACATTCGTAATGTTTAGCGGCTTGATAAATTTTGGAGACGGCTATGCCTTCCAGTTCGCCATTATCATTAAAAAAAGGGGTTTGTCAACTATTTTCACAATTTTTTTCGTTGATTTCTTGTGGATTGCCAACTTTTGCAACTAATTTCCCTGACGCATTGAAGAATTTGATGCCTGATTTCAAATTGTTGTCGGGGTATATTGGGATTTTGTAGCCGCACCCAAAATAATAGAGGCCTTTTTTACCATCAGAATCAATAACGCATGATTCCAAAATTTGGGTTTTTTGAAACGTTTCAGTGTACATTTTAAAAAAATCTTGACTTGCTATCGCATAGCGTGCCCCTTTGCCAAACGTCGCACGGCTCATAAATGTCAATAAATTTCCAGCAGTTATTTCATTTTTTTTGTCAATGTTCATTTAATCAACTCCTTGTTGTTGCAGCACACCAGCCGCCATTAACCGCCGCATCAGCTGGTTTCTAGCTTCTAGAACAATCACGCCGCGCTCTAGCTGGTCAGCGGGTAGCCGTGGACTACGCCATACAGTCTGCCCGGTGGCGCAATTACGGGCGTTCTCGTAGATTGCGCTGCGGTGCGGCTCTGCTATCTCTGACACCTGAAAGTCCACGGCCTTCATGATGTCGCTGCTGATCTCCCCGTCGATGATGTCGTCAACCGTGTCCCAGCCACGGCCTGATTTGGCATTGCGAAACACAGGGTTAGTGCCTGTTTTTGGCAGTGGGCTGTAACCTTTTTCCCACTCGTGCCACTTTGCAAGTATTTCGTCAAGAATTTCTTTTGAGTCATCGCGCATCAAACTACTCCAGTTTATTAATCTTGTGTCATATTAAGGGCGCTACGAATTCTTTCTTGTGTCATATTAGGGTAAATACTTATCAAATAGTTGATAAAACACTGTTTAAACGCTTGCAACGCCTACAATGTAGGCTACAATGCATTCATGCCAGCGATTTTGCTGGGTTGTTTAAAGGATAGAAAATCATGACCAACACAAAACGCCCTCTGATTCACCTGGCGCTGACCTACAACTTCCTTGTTGTGGCGCAATTTGCTGTAACCAGCGACGCTGCACGTTTTTGTGAAGAAAACAATCTCTACCATATACCTTTTAATTTGGATAACCGAGATAACGAAGCGGCTCCATTGATTGGCACTGTGTACCGCGCCTAAGCACACCCTGTAACCCAAAAAGGAAAAATCATGCTGAAACATCACAACCACGCGCCTGGCGCAACGGTCAGAACAATCCGCGAAACCATGCACGGCTCCGACTGGTACGGTAGCTGTGAAATATGCAACAAACCAGCCTCGACCATCTATGCATCGACAGTTCAGACGGCATTTTTGAGGCCAGACGGTACAACCGGCTTGTATCAAAACAGTGGCAGCTCTTATGGCCACTTGGATTGCTTGGAATCTGCCAATGCCTAAGCCACGACCCCCCACCCCAGCCGAAATTAAGGCTCTACGCGCTGCCGGCGGTCTCACGCAAGCCCTCGCGGCGGCCAAGCTAGACCTGAGCGCCAAGTCTTGGCAAGCGTACGAGCTGGGCACGCGCAATATGCGCCGCCGTGACTTTGATTTATTTAGGTCGAAGATCGGCATTTAGGATTTCTTGGCCTTCCCAAGCCATTTCGCCGCCGTAGGTCATGTAAACAAAAAGCCTACACCAGCCAGCACTAAAACGCCCACAAACAATATCGCAGCAACCGCTGTCGCTCCCATCACAAAACCCATCGCAACGTCAAACCAACCAAAATAGCCTCTTTCTTTATAAGCCTTCCACGCGCCGACAACCGCACCAAGCAGCACCAGCACAATTGCTACCTTTATCACAATCACATCGCCGGCCGGTAAGTCGTTTGGGTGCAGCCTTTGTACGCATTCTGCATAACCGCGCATTTCTGCGACTGTTGCGGTTTCTGGTTTGTACGTTTTGACCGTTGCTTTGCACGCCTCGGTTTTAGCCGCGATTGCCTCAGCTAGTGCCACACTTGAAATTGCTACTGCTGCGCCACTTGTTGACATAATTTAATGCCCCCCCTTTTTAGCCTTCCCAAGCCAAGCAGTCCAGGCTTTTGCCGTTCTCAGGCTAAAGAATCGATGCTTGTCGCCTGATAGGTCTAGCCCTTTGGCTATTGCTTGGGCTTTAAATTGGCGTAGGGTGGTGGTTAGGTTCATGGTTGCGCTTGATCTTTGGCAATCTTGTCGTCAATGGCCTCTTTCAGCCAATAAGCTGCAGTTTTGTGGAAATACAACGACCCTTGTGCGTGTTTTTGTACATGCTTAAGACGATTAATTTGCTCCATCATGGGCTCAAGAGCCGAATGAACGCATTCGCCATCAATTAAGGGGCGGATTTCAACATACTTTGTTTTTGAAGCAATCAGCCAATTATGCAGCTTTTCAATTGCAAATCGCACTAACCCATAAATCGAACCCACCACAACAATTTTGTAAAGCAGATAGCCGACAAGCACCCATACGGCCAAAGTCGGTAGGTTTGCGACCATTTCAATTAATAGCTTTAATTCGTCCATACTTCACTTTCAAAAGTTACGGCCAAGAGCTGGGCCGGGTCAGCTTTTCAAACTCTCAAGATAAATTCGATACGGCTCACGAATTGAACGGTGCCAGGCTTTGTTTGCTTCGGGGTTGGTGTCTAGTTCGCGGCGGGATTCGACTTCGCACATTTGACAAACAAATTGCCTTGCCTGCTCCTCGGATGCGATTTTTTGGCCGATTACAAAATCATTTGATTCAATCCAGCGCCAGAACTGCGGGTCTTTGCACCACATGACGGCACGCCTGCAAGCATCGCCAATAGGCTCTTTTGGCTTCTCTTGCACTGGTTTTTCATCGTCCCCAATCTCGACCAGCGCGGCCATGAACCGATGCCCTGCGGTGTTGCCCTTGCGGACAGTCAGCGCCCGGAACGCCTCCAGCTCCTCGGGTGATGACAGCCAGAACGTAACTTTGCATCCGCTGGTGTGCGACTCGCTCCACCCTGCAAGCTGCATTTCACCCGTAAATGTTGGTTTAATGGTCATACCGCTCCAATCAATCGTTTAGCTTCAATTAATTCATCAATAAGCCGTTTGACCCATCTCGCCCCGCCGCGCTCAATGTAGCCGGCGTGCTGGGCTTTTGACAACCTTATGCTTACTGTTTGCGTGGGCGGCTTGCTTGGCCTGCCTGCCCCTTCGCGTTTGCCGCCTTTCATACAGCCTTTACTCCGTTTGGTTGCTGATGCCTCAATTGTAGCGCAACAATCAAACAATGCAAGACTTATCTAAACTATTTTCTAGGTGTTTACCCGATCATGTCCAGGCAGTCAGCTAATAAATCAGCCTGTTTGCCGTAGGTTTGTTCAAATCTTGCTTTGTAAGGGTGTACAGCTATCAACCAAGGCATTCCGGTCCCGTCTTGATGGTGTCCAGCGCAGAGCGGTAACACGCGCTGATGCGCCCCCGGCTTGGTTCTGCCGTCAATATGATGAATGGAAACGTCAGGCGTGAAATTGCCGTGCTTGCGACAAGCAATGCACCCAAGCTGGGCTAGTGCGTCCCATAGCTGCTTGTCGGCTTTTGTTGGTGTTGTGCCCTTCATGCAGTCATCGCCTTCAAAACCCGCAGCGCCGCGTCTATGCCGTCCACAGTGGCCAGCGTGCCACCGCGCCAGTTTGCGTGCCACGGCTTTTGGTCTTCGGTCAGCTTTTGTTTGCTTTTGACTTTTAGCCCGTCTTTGACCTCCAGCAGCGCAGTCTTGCCCATGTAACCCACGAGCAAATCTGGCACGCCTTGACCCACCCCCGCCAAGCTCTGCACGCTTGCCCCGGCCTTTCGCAATGCGGCCACGATCTCAGGCTGGTTGCGGTCTATCTTTGCTGCTCTCACTTGCTTGCACCCTTCGGCTTTTTGGCCTGAAATTTCATGGCCTTAATTGCAACGTCCAGTGCCAAGCCGACCTCTTTGGGGTCAAGCATCGGCAAGTCATCCCCCCCCAGCCCGCGCCGCCATTTTTGATGATGCGTGAGTATTTCAAGGGCTTTTTCTTCAGTCATTTTTTCACCTCAAAGAACTCATCGACACCCGCCATGCGTTCACGTTCGCACAAATTACTCCCAGCCGCCCAAGTCACAACATCGGGGCTTTTTTCGTTTATGAATTGCATCAACGCAAACCACTCTGCCCGGTACTGTTTTTTGTCGTTTGTGGTGAGGTGCTCCTCCCCAAGCCACTTCAACAAATCACGCGCGATGTTTTTCTGCATTTGGCCGGGCAAATCGCTCCAATTGCTTTTAATGAAATCAATGCCACAGCCTGCCGCATAAGAGCCGCTGCCCATGCACGCCCGCAGGCCGCATAAAAGCACGACTTTCACATCAATAGTCTCTTCAGTTAGTTCGATTTTCATTTTTTAGCTTTCGTTTGAAGCGGCTGCACCGCCATTGTTTTGGCCTTCGCCAGCTCGCGCACATCCTGCTCGTTGTGCCCCTGCGCTATCGCCTCGGTCAGTACCGCCCGGCGGCGTGCCGTTATCTGTTCCGTTGTCGGCGTGCGCAACTTGCCCAGCCGCTGTATCAGTCGCGCCGCGCAATATTTGCAGCTGGGACTGTTGTATTGCGGCCAGCAGCCTTGCGTTATCGTTGCGGTTTGGCAGTCTGTGCAGGTCATTCACAGGTTGCTCCCTGTTCTTTTTGCGCCCAGCTTTTCAGGCTTTGCGCCGTCCCAATTTAAAAACTGCACATTGCCTCCTACATACCGGGCGTTAATGCTGCCTGTCGCGCCGTTGCGGTGCTTTGCCACAATCAGTTCTGCGTAATGTTCCCACTGCTGGCCTAAGTCGTTATTGGTGTGATACGGGCGGTCAATGAAAATCACAACATCCGCGTCCTGCTCAATATCGCCGCTGTCTTTTAGGTCTGACAGCATCGGCCTGCCGTTGGTGCGCTGCTCCAGTCCCCGGCTCAATTGCGCCAGGGCAATGATTGGAATATTCAGCTCTTTAGCCAAGCCTTTTAAACCGCGTGTGACTTCGCCTAGCTGCTGATGGCGCGGCTCTTTTGGGTTTGTCCCGCTGGTCAAGCCGATGTAATCAATCGTCAGCTTGTCCAGGCCATACTTGCGGCGCAATAACCGGGCTTTAGCCCGTATCTGATTGATGTTTGGGCTGGCCTGCTCTGCAATGTACAAAGGCAAACCGCGCATCTGCTCGATGGCTTCGATCATGCGCGGCCAGTCGTGTTCTTGCAGGTTTTTCGCTTTGCGGATTTTGGACAAATGAACGTGCGACAAGCCCGACACAATGCGCTGTGTCAATTCCTCTTTTGGCATTTCAAGCGAGAAAAACCCCTCTTTTTTGCCTTGCAAAGTTGAATGCACCGTGCAATTTACAGCCAGCGCCGACTTACCAATGCTCGGGCGTGCCGCGATAATGATGAGCTGCCCCGGCCT